ATCCTCCCTGGCACCGTCCCAGACCATGTTCTGGACTCCTAGCTCACGATCGCCTCAACCAGATTGTAAGATGGGACGGGCCAGCGTGTCGAAACATTTCTAGTCTGATCTGTGCGTGTAAAAACATCCGAGTAATTTCTGGCATGTGTCCGTCTAGATCTTGATTAGGATCAGAAATTTTCCCCAATTATAGGCAGACAACACATGTTGTGTTGAGTAGGGCTCAACATCTTGATTTGGGGAAAATTCCGGCATTAACCCTATTCCATTGCCTATCGTCGGGGCGTAACATCGCAACCAAGCCGCGAATTGAACAGGGAATGCCTAGGGATTATGCAGAAAAGTCACCAGAAACCTGACGCGTTTAGTTGGCTTGTCGAACCAGAGCCGTTCGCGCAACCGCCACCGTAAAAGGCTCTGACCCGCCGTGTGCGGGTTGGGGGGCATTCCATTTTAATAAACACGGTGGCGTCGATGGCGAGCGCAAAAGATCCGCGGATTATCGAAGTCGTGTCTACTTCGTCGCAAGAGGTTGTTAAGGGAAGATATCTGGTTTGGCGCGGTGAAGATGACGATCCACAAACAGCAAATTTTGACGGTCACGAATGGTCATTGACCGCTAATAGTTTTATAATCTCCGAACCGTTCTTGATTGCGGCAGTGCCTACCGCGGAACAGTTGTCTGAGTATTTTTCCGTACCCTGGTCCGCTTCCTGCGCTTCTTCTGGAGTTCTAGTGGCGGTAATGGAGGTTTTGTTTCGTATACTTGCATAGAATTACCGAAGATCTCTTGCGGCAGCATACCTGATGCGGACGCCTCATAGGAAGGCGTCCAGACAACGCCCGGCCAATATTGATATGTTTGTCGTTCTTTCTCTTTTTCATTCATTTGGATGTTTTTAACACTCACAAGTAATTCGGTGTTAACGGCAGCGGTAACTATTTTAATGTCGGCTTCGGTGATCGGCGATTTATATATCTGAGAGAATGTCGTCTTAGCGACAATGCCAGCGATCCGCGCGGCTCGGTCTATCTCATCATCAAACCCCAAAAGCCACGACATCGGCACACCGAGCGTGTTGGCAATTTTATAGATCGATGCGAGATTGCGGCCGGTTGAGGGAGTTTTGCCCAGGTAGTCGCGCGCTACGCCTGCTCGGCCGCAGAGTGCATGGAGGGTCCAGCCTCTCTCAAGCGCAACTATTCGGCAGCGCTCTACGAACGCGTCGTCGTCCCAGACTTGCTGCTCCTGTTCGGGCTGTTTCTCAGCCATTTCAGCGCCATTTTGATGCTGCGCTTCCTCCTCTTCCATTTAACATTCAGAAGTTGTTGTTCGCAGCATGGACTGTATTTTAGCGCGTTATTAGGCTGTTAGCTAGAGAATTATTTCTACAGCGGTTTGCGCTTGCCGACTAGAACTCATTCTCGTTAGCCTGGGTTTATGACCGCAGCCCAGCTTCTAATCTTGGCTCGCATCTACGCCGAGAGTCAGGGCGTCCGTCTCTCAACGGCGGGACGGCGAAGCTGCGGAAATATTAAGCTTTTTGCCCGCATAGCCAACGGTGAAGGCTGCACCACAACGTCGATCGACCGGGCGTGGGGATGGTTCTCGACGCACTGGCCGGCGGATGTGGCCTGGCCCGACGGCATCCCACGCAGAGAGGTAGTGAAATCGTCACCGAGGTCGAGTTCCCCGAAAGGGGCGCGGGCCTGAAGCGGTCTAGTTCTGCATAGCCTGGGCGATCGGCAGACATATCCCAACCCAGGTCCGCGTAATTCGCCAGTCTTAGAAGGGGATGAACATGCCGCGTGGGCGTGAGCAGGGAGCTTTTGCGTCTGGCTTGGGTTCGATCGCCCGCGACGATCCGATGCCGCCTGGCCCGTATTCGGTCGGGCTGACGCTCGGCCCCAACGGGGCGGAATGGCCCTACACCGTGATCGGCGGCACCGGACAGGCGATCGCCGGGCACATTCATAGCAAGCACTGCGCCCAGGCGATCGTGGATGCGCTGAATCGGATGACCTTGCTCGGCAGCGGGCAATCGATCAGCGGAGTCAACCTGTGAGAGCGCGGTTCGTCACCGAGCGCGGCAGCTACGACACGGTCTACGCGCCGAACCGCGATTGGGAAGTGCTCGATCTGAGCCGCACTGCCAGCCGCCGGGTCATCGCCCGCGCCAGCCATGCCGACGCGTTGCTGATTGCGGCGGCGCTGAATGACGCCGTCGCCAGCGGCGCGCTGACGGAGTTGAGCGAATGCTCAACCTCGAAATAGCCCATGACCAGCTGGCGGCGCCGTTGCGCCGGGTTGCCGCGGTTGCCGATCCGCGTAGCTCGGTTGTTGCCTACGGCGCGATCAAGCTCACTGTCGACGAGTTCGGCTTGTCGCTGACCGCAGCCAACTCAACGCAGCTGATGGTCGAGCGTATCGAGGTGCCGGATTGCGGCGCTGGCTTGGTCTACGTCTCGGCGGCACGGTTGCGCGATCTCGTCGGCTCCCTCGACCGCGAGCAGCCGGTCAAGATCTGGGAAGACGGTCAGATCAAGATTCAGAGCGGTCGGACCCGCGCCAGGCTCGATCGGCTGGAATCGACCGGGTTCCCCTCATCGCTGTCGAGCTATCCGTCGCCGCAGATCTCAACGACGACGGATGAGTTCGCACGGGCGCTGGGGTTGATCTTCTCGGCCGTCGGCACCGACCGTGACCGGGCGATTTACGGCTCGGCCTGCATGTTCGTTAATGGTTTTGGGCTTTGGTTAGCGGCGGTAGACGGGACGCAAGGCGCGATCGCCTATCTGAAGGGAAAAACGGCCGAGCTATTCCCCGATGCACTGATCCCGCGGTCGACCGTCAGTCGGGTACTGGCGCTGACCAAAGCTACGCCGACGACACCTTTATATATAGCGGTCGGGCAGGGGCTCGCGTCGTTCTGCGGCGGCAACTGGGTGCTGACCTCGCGCCTGGCCGCGATCGATTTCCCCGACGCCGGGCTTTGGGTTGCCCCGGCGGTTGCCCAGCCGGTTGTCCTCGCGTCCGAAAACCTCGAGCGGATCCTGGCGCGCATCGACGCGGCGATCGATCTGGATCACGTCAAACTGAAGCAACGCGGCGCCGAGCTCAGTTGCCTGAACGGCACGATGACGGTCGTCGGCAACCGCAACGTCATCACCGACGAGATGCCGGTCACGATGGGCGTCGAGCCGATCAAGGTCGGCGTCAACACCCGGCAGCTACGCCATTGCCTCAATGCGATCGGCGCTGAACAGGTCGAGCTCCACATCGGCGAGCGCGCTATTCGGGTTTGCGCGGCCGGCGAAGAATACGAGAGCTACACGCTCTCACCGTACCGGCTGTAGTCCAATGATGGCGCGGGCGGGACTGACCGTGACTGTTATTGGCGAACCTGTTCCGTTTGCCAGGATGCGGCTCGGTCGCACTAACCAACATTTTGTTCCGGCGGCACAACGCAATTTTGCTGCGGTCCTGCAAATTGAGGCCGCCAACGCGATGCGTAAAGCAAACACGACTATGTTTGATGAGGCGGTGACGTTGGAACTAACTGCCGAGGTGTCTATTCCGGCGAGTTGGTCAAATAAAAAACGCAACCGCGCAATAGCTGGCGAGGTTGTTCCAACTGGTCGGCCGGATCTCGATAACTTGTATAAGATTGTGGCAGACGCATTCAACATGGTGTTGTTTCGCGACGATTCGCAAGTTGTATCATTGCGCGCCCGCAAACGGTACAGCGTCGAGCCGAAGTTAGTAGTGACGGTACGGCCGGCGAATGGAGAAATCGGGTGAAGATCGATATCACCGCCGAAACACTAAAGCGAGATGCCGCGGCTTATATCGCCGAGCAATTCGGTACTCGCGGTATGCTGGATAGCGAGACGGCCAACATCCTTCTGCCTTTTGCTGAGCCCGGCCCGACGCGTGAGTTAATTATATTATTCATGTGCGGCTTTGCGATGCGCGTCGTTGAAACGGCTCTAGTACTAGCAGAGATGGAGCGGGGCAGGGGATGAGAAATATCGTTAGCTTAAGCATCCATGAGCTCGATGCGGGTGGGCTGTCGGTCGAAGAGGTCGCTGCGATGCCATCGGACGTATTGCATCGTTTACAGGAGCAGATTGAAATTGAGAAGGATTTGCTTCGTAAGCGCATTGCGTACTTTGAACACGTTTTAGATATCCGGTATCGCGACCGCGCCGAGCAGGCGCGCAAAGATGTGGGCAAGGATACCGGCACAGTAAGGTTGGCCGACAACGACTACGTCGTCGTCGCCGAAGCGCCGAAACAAGTGCATTGGGACCGGGACAAGCTCGCCGACATCCTCGACACGTTCGATCCGGACACGGCGAAGCACTTCGGCAAATGGACGCTGACGGTTGAGGAACGCAAGTTCAGCGCGGCGACGCCTGAAATCCAAGACGCGTTGCAGCCGGCGCGCACTGTGTCGATCGGCAAAACCAAATACCGGCTCGAGCCAATTATGGAGCCATTGGAGAAAACTGATGCGGTTTGATTTCGCGAAGATTCTGCGCGAGCCGGATCCTACTAAGCCGTCGCGGTTTATTTTGATGGTACCGCAAAGCGTCGGCAAATCTATTTGTATGGGGTTGCTGGTACAAGCGCTATTAGAGAAGGCGCGTGTCGAACCAAACAATGAGGAGAAACCTGATGCCGTTTGACTTTGCTAAGCTTCGGCGCGGGCCGGATCCTACAAAGCCGCCGCGGATTGTTGCGATGGGGCCGCAGGGTGTTGGGAAATCGACCTGGGCGAATAGCGCACCCAATCCGATCTTCATCCAATGCGAAGACGGGCTCGATGCGATCAACGTCAACGCCGCCTTTCCGTTAGCGACGAGCTTGCAGGAGGTGTTGGATCAAATCGGCGTGTTGATCACCGATCAGCACGACTTCAAAACGGTGGTGATCGATACCGCCGATTGGCTCGAGCATCTGATCCACAAAGCCGTCGCGGCAGCGCACAAGGTCGAGTCTATCGATCAGATCCCGTATGGCAAAGGTTATCGTCCGGCGGCCGACGAATGCCGGAAGGTACTCGAGGGCTTAGATCTGCTCCGCAACGAAAAACGCATGACGGTGATTGTTTTAGCACATGTCAAAATTAAGCGGTTCGATGATCCAATGACGGATGCATATGACAGGTATCTGTTGGATCTCCACGATTCGATGTCGTCGTTGCTGATCGAGTGGTGCGATGTGCTCGGGTTTATCCAACACGCCGTTGCCGTCAAAACCACTGAGGCTGGCTTTAATCAAAAGCGCAGCCGCGGTATCGGTAGTGGTGAGAGGGTGCTCTACCTCGAGGAGCGGCCCGGCTTTATTGCGAAAAACCGATACGGCTTACCGCCGTCGCTGCCGTTTCCCAAAGAGGGCGGCTGGCAGGTTTTTGAACGGGCAATGGCCGAGGCCAGGCAAACAACAAAGACCGATGTGAAACCGCGGCCGGTCGCTGCGGAATAGGAGGAGTGGTACAGCATGGCTAATATCGGGCATTTCGACGCCAACGAGATCGATCCGTATTCACGCCCGGCACCAGTGCCGGCCGACAAATATGTTGTTGTTATTGTTGGCTCTGAAATGAAAACGACGAAAGATATGACCGGGTCATATCTGCAACTCGAATTGGATATTCAGGAGGGACAATTCGCCGGGCGCAAGATCATCGACCGGCTGAATTTGAATAATTCCAATCAGCAAGCGGTCGAGATCGCGCAGCGGACTTTGAGTCAGATCTGCCACGCGGTGAACGTGCTGTCGGTCAACGACAGCGAGCAATTGCACGGTCGGCGGATGGTTGCCGATGTGCGGATCGAGCCGGGGAGGGGGCAGTACGGCGACAACAACCGGGTATTCGCCTATCATCCGATCGACGGCTCTGCGCCGGCCGGCAATGTTGCCCAGACAACCGCAGGACCGAAACCCGGCAACGCCGCGCAACCGAAGGCGCCGGCTCAGAAAGCCTCGACCGTGCCATGGCGCCGGGCTGCGGAATAGCCCGTGGCGAAGATCCCGCATCCGGCAGACCCGACGCTGGCAGCGGTCGACCGCGAGCTCGAGCGCTTAGCGGCGGCAAGCCGCCGGCTCGGCAACACGCTGCCGATGTCGGCGATCGGGCACCCGTGCGAGCGGGCGCTTTGGTACTCGTTTCATGCGGTTTCGCCGCCGGCACCGATCGACGCGATGGGTCTGAAGCGCATGGCCGACGGCAACGCTGGGGAAACCATGATGGCAACCAGGCTCCGGTTGGTGCCTGGCATCGCGCTGTGGGACCGGGATCCGGCAACCGGCGGCCAGTGGCGCCTGGTTGCCTGCAACGGGCATGTCGGCGGCTACGTCGATGGCGTGATCCTGGGTCTACTTCAGGCGCCGAAGACGCCACACGTCTGGGAGCACAAACAGGTCAACGAAGAGAGCCAGCTGAAGCTGCACAAGGCCAAAATCGAGCTCGGCGAGAAGGCGGCGTTGCGCCATTGGAACTACAGCTACTGGGCAACCGGCCAGGTCTACATGCACGTCCTCGAGCTCTCCCGCCACTACATGACGGTGAGTTCGCCCGGCGGCCGACACACCATCTCAGTCCGCACCGATTACGACAAGACGGCGGCGATAGCCCTGCTCGAGCGGGCCGACAAGATCATCTTTGGCTATCCCGACCGGCCGCCGCCGAAATGTTCAGAGGATCCGGCCTGGCATGTCTGCCGTTGGTGCGACCATCACGCGGTCTGCCACCAGGAAGCGATGCCGCAGCGGCACTGCCGCACTTGCATATCGTTGGGGCCGATCGAGGGTGGCGCCTGGCATTGCGGTAGGTGGAACGAGACGCCATCGCGCGACCAACAGGCACTGGGCTGCGATTACCAGCTGTTTCTGCCGGGATTGATTCCTGGCGAACAAACTGACGCTGACGACAGCGGCGAGAACGCCTGGATCGAATACCGCATGCCGGATGGTTCGACCTGGCGGAATGAGGTGGAGCCATGACAACAACAACACCTGATTACATCTACGATCCAGACGATTGGGAAGCGACGTACCCGTGGGACGATCGCCACGATGCAGTAGAAAATATCGATCTCTGGTACGAAAATATAAAACGGCTCGCGACATTGGTTCATGGTCCCAACAAATGGATCGTTAATATCGTGTTGTCGTGGGACGATGCCGGCGATCCCGATGAAACTGAAATCCGTTGGTTCGACAACGAGGCCGACGCGAAGCAAGCGCTCGCCGATTCATTGGCCGGGCGGCCGAAGGTATGAGCGACATACCAATAATCGGCGGCACGCAGCGTCGTCGTCTTGCTGCTCGGCGCGAAACAGCTACGCAAACAATCATGTTTGTCCTAAGCAATGGGCAAACCGCAGAGTATCAAGCGTCGGTTGGTTTTGATGAGTTTGGGCGGCCGCGGGAGATCTTCTTGTTCGGCGCCAAGGACGGTTCCGATATGATGTCGGTACTAATCGATACCGCGGTCGCACTGTCGGTTGCGCTACAGCATGGCGTCAGCGGCACCGCGATGTCGCGGTCGCTGGCGCGGATAGACGGCAAGCCAACATCGATCGTCGGAGCGGCGCTGGATCTTCTGGCGAAGTACGAGGCTGAGCTATGATCAAAACCGAATTAGAAATCCTAGCAGAATCATACCCCGAACCATCTCCGACGCCCGATGGCCGAAGATCACGCGCTGTTGAGATCAGGGTTGGGGAGCGGTTCAATCGGCTCGTTGCCGTTCAGCCTGCGGGGAAAAAAGGGCATCTAATAGCGTGGCAATTCCAATGTGATTGCGGAACACTTTGTGTTCACTCGTCAGCAA